GGTATATCGAATTGTTTCATAAGTAGAGCAGTTAATTCAGCAGCATTTTTTTGTGCTTTAGTAAATCTATGACCACCACTTTTTGAATAACAAATTTCGATTGAGATACCATATCTATTACCTTTTCCATGTTTTCCATCCAATATATTCATATGAAGTCGTTAATTTTCATACCGTTCTCTAATGAACTGCTATATATTTCTATATAGTTTAGACTATATCTTCATCCTCGTGGGATGCTCTCCTTTTCCACTCACTTGAGTGTACTCCATTTCTGGATAGTCGTTGAACCTTCGTACTCTTCTAATGAAATCCATTTATAACCATAAGCTGTTTTTCTATTACCTCTTATCACTCTACCTATATTACCACCAGAATGTTTTTTACCTAGTGATTTAAGGGCTTCTGTTGCGGTTCTAAATGTGGCTATATATTCATTATTTAATGATAATTGTACAATATAATAATTTATTTCATCTTTCAACCCCAATTTAATTGCATGTTTCCTGTTTTCTTCTTGAGTACACCATTCTAAATTCTCAATAGAATTATTTAATTTGTTACCATCAATATGATTTATTTGTGGTTTATTCTCAAGATTTTCCAAGAAAGCTTCTGCTATTAATCTATGGATCTTAGGACATTTGTTTTTTCCATTTTGTTGTCTGATGTCTAAATATTTATAACCTTTTGTATCTACAGATAATTTTAATTTTTTACCTTTTTTATTATAAATATCTCCGTTTTCATAAATTTTATATTTACTACAATTTTCGTAACCATTAATTTCATTCAACAATTTGTGTTTCATATTAACACCTCCAACTATATTATACCAAATAATTGGCATATAGTAAAGATGTAAAAGTACGCTTGGCTGCTGATTGTCTACACCATTATGTGTTTAGAGTTCCCAGCAGTTAAAAGAGTTCTAAATATATAATTGCTTATATATTCGGGCAATATTTTTACCCGCATTCCAAGTATTACGATCTAATGGAACTCCTTGAATTACTTCTTTATCATCTACTGCATAATGAAACGATACTACATTATTATTACTAATCATATAATTAATCTCGTTTTCTGCCGAAGCATCATTATATGTGTTATGGATTACAATATATTTAGGTGTCATTTCATATGGACTTTTTAAATTGTATTTATCTTTCGATAACAAATTCTTTCTAATCTTCATTTATTCGCCCTGTAAGCCTTTTTTATATTGTTTCCATAAGTTATCTCCATATACTGCTAAACCAGTAGCTACGATACCACCAATTACACTAGATACTGTTACACCCATTAATGCCATTGAGAAACCTACTCCGATTATTAATAATACTACTGGAATTAATTCGTTTTTAATGTATTTAGTATTTTTGATAATTTTACCTAATACATACAAGGCAATGATTACACCTGCTAATTCTACTGGTAACTTAAATTCTAAAATTGATTGTTCTAACATATAAATTCTCCTTTTTCTTTTATTATAACCTATTTATAATACTTTTCCAATTAAAACAGTGCTTATAATTAATATAATTAACCATTTGACAACTTCTTTTACTATATCTTGACTAAAGGCTCGAGTGTCGCTATTCTTTGAAGTTTCATTCTCAACTTGATTTATCCTATCGAGATATACATCCATCTTTTCTGCTACATTTGCCATTGAATCTATTAATTGATTCAAATGAATCTCTGTTTTAATATCTTCTTTTTCTAATTTTACTACTTTATCTTCTACAACTTTAATTCGTTTTTCTAGTTTTTCAAGTTGATCTTTCATAACACCACCCTAACCACAAAACACTATTCTATAATAAATCTAATAACTCTGCTTTTGTTAAACCACATTCTGATTCTATTTCATTAACTCTATTTCGTTTAGTTTGCTTTGCTTGAAATACTGCTAAGATTTCTCCATTATCTAATGATAGACCATCTTCATATTTAGGATTATCTATAACCCCAGCTACAGCTACAATATGTTTTTGTTCGTAGTGTCTAGTAGTTAAATAATCTAATTCTACCATTTCATCTAATAATTCTTTGTATTCTTCAGCATAAACACGATTACTATTATCAAGTAATTTCTGATTATATTCATCTATTTCTGCTTGTGTTGCTAATCTATCATGAGTAATTCTTACTCCATCAACTAATTCTGTTATGTGGATATAATGCTTATTATCTTGTTCGTATACACTCATATTTACACCACCTTATATATTTCTATTACAGAACCATCTACAAAATTATTAACTGGACATAAGAAATTCAATGAAGTTATATTTGTAATAGCAACATTATATTCCATACCATTAATACCTGTATCTGTTAACAAACCTACTCCAGGTGCACCAATCATAAATTTATTTTGGCAATTCATATATTTAGTTCCGTTATCATTTAATAAATTCATTATCATATCAATTCGTACTTGACTTAAAGCATCAACGAATGATGATGTTAATCTATGTGTATTTCCTTGTGCTACTGTTGCTACTGAACCTTGATTTAAAATAGAATTATATCTATAATTTGCTTGTGTTGTATCAGCATTTATTTCTAATAATAATTCATTATTCATTTGACCGTTAATAAAAATTTGATATTTATTTGAATCTCTAACAATATCAATTAATCCACTTTGCACTACATTATCAAATGTAATACTTGTAGGATTTGCACCTGCAACTGTATGTATTAAATTACCTGACGAATCGTAAAATTCAGTATCGGTTGCAGTCACTATTGCTCTTACTAATAAATTTGATAATTGACTTTGACTAACACCTGTCACATTAAATTGAGTACCATCATAATATAATGTTTGTTGTGTATCTTCTACTGCACTACCTAAAATTTGTGATCCATCTTGGAAAATATTTTTAAATGTACTTCCATTATCAATGCTTAATCTAGCATTTTGTGTATCATCTATCGCTGTTGGAAAATCAATTGATATTTTACTTCCTGTTGATAACGAATAAAAACTATCAATATCTAAAATATAATCTGAATTAACCGAGATTGTTGCTGTATTAAATAATGTATTTAATTCTGTTGCATCTTCATTTTTATTTAAATTTGTTTCATTTATTGCTGGTGCTGTACCATTATTATATGTAACCTTATCATAAGCCATTTAATCACACTCCTTTATGCTCTTGATATAGTATCTACTCTTGTAACATCTACTTCTTGTAATGATGTTTTTGTAAAGTTAAATAGAATCCTAGAAACTAATGTTCCACTATTTGCTGCTGCTGTAGCTCCACTTCCTGCAAATATTCCTATTTCTTCCCATGTTGCAACTGCTTCACTATCTAATATTGTATATGTTGTTGTAAATTCACCTGTTCCTGTTAAATTACTTGTTAAAAATTGTGTTCTAAATATTTCAGTATCTAATTGAGTATCAGTATCTGTTATTGCTGTTGTTCCTGTTCCTATTGCTAAATATTTTATTTGTAAATCAGGTGTTATCCCATCAAATACATTTACTAAACTATTTAAAATAGAATCCATAATTCTATTAAACTCTGTAAATTCTTGAATAGTTCCATCTTTATTTTTGACTTTAATAATAAATTTACCACTATGTTTTTCTTTTTCTTTAATCAATTAAATTCACCTCTGTATTCAAAGTACCAGGGAATAATGTATCACTTGGGAATAATGTATCACTTGGTACTAATATATCAAACACTTTAATATTTACATTACCACTAGAATTATTTGTTTCTTTAAATTCCTGTAATATAATTAATACTTCATTTTCACGAATAAATAATTCTTCACCTACTGTTAATCGTTTGAAGAAATCAACCCAACCACCAATATCTTCGCCTGATGCACCTCTAATTGTATATCTTAGTATTTTATTACCTATATCAACTATTCTTACATCTGTGACTAATATATCCTCGTTTAAGCCTAGTTGTGCTGATTGTACATTAACTATATTCCCAGCTGCTCTGATTGTTTCTGATTCAATATTAACGTATTTAGGTATATCTCCGAATCTTCTTAGTAAACCATTCCCATATTCTACTGCTGCATCTTTATCATCTATTTGTAATTGATCATCCACTCGTTCATATATACCTGATGAATTTTCAATAGTTCCCTGACTTGATTGTTTCGCTGCATCTTCAACTAATACTAATATTGGTTTTAAACCTTGATAACTTACTGTGATTGTATCTGTACTTATTAAGATTGTTTCAGCAAAATCTTGTGTAACTGCATTACTGTTTTTTTGCCAATACCATTCCTTACCAGTATCTACACCTAATATTCCTATATTCGCTGGATTAACAGTTATCGTATTTATTTTTATTGTTGGTTTTTTTGCTATTGGTAATCTAACAAAGAATACTTGTGATACACCATCTGGTTCTGGTGTTGCTGCTTCGTCTGTTTGTATTTCTGTTGTACTATCTCCAGCTCTTACATATTGTTTGTTCCTATATGTTTGTCTTGTTTCCTCAACATCCATAACTAAAGTATTTGTATCATTAAATGGACCACCTAAATTATCAGCCTTTTCAAAGAAAGTTAATTCTTTGTCAAAATCAATATTCCAGTTTAATAATGCTACATCTTTAATATAATCAAATGCTTTTGAAACTGAGATTCTATTAAATACTGCCTGTGATATTACTGTACTTCCATTTGCTATTGTACCAACTGTGATTCCCTCACCATTTAAGTAATTTGTTACTATATCATTAATAATAAAGGAGATTGTTTGCCCCTCATATGTAGCTGCTACTAATCTCCTATCTGTTACTTGGTTAAAATCAACACAATCTATTCTATATTCATTTCTCGGTAATCCATCATCAGGACCTCTTAAATATCTTTTAGTAAAACTATCTATATTACCTCCGAATATTTTAGTAGCTCCATCTAATATTATTACTTCTTGCCCTGGTGTTATTGTACTTGCTGTTCTAATTCTGAATCTAGCTGTTGATCTTGCGTTAATTTTATCAGAGATGGAGAGTGTACCATCTCTTGGTGCTTCGCTATTACCTGCTATGGTCATTGTTAAAGCCATGATACACCTCCTAAGCTAAACCTTGCATATTTAATTTTCTTACTAATTCATTCCCTATTAAATCAGGATCGTTTGTTTGAATATTCATGTTAACTGTTACTGGTCGAACTGATTGTGATGTTCTTGGTGTTCCAGGTTTAACTAAATCTTCAAATTGAAATCTATCATCAAACTGACTTTTAGGAATGCTTGGTTCTAATTGTTTAAATTGTGGTTCTATTATTATTGGTTCTACAGTAGGTTTTTTTGGTATAATTCCTGGAAGACCAGGTTTTCCCTCAAAACCAAATGTCATACCCTCACCTAATACTGCTTCTTCTTCTGGTGTTAATTTGAAAAATTCTTCAGCTTTTTTTATTGCTTTACCAATAGCACCTGTTACTTTTTCCCAATTTAAGGCTATTGCTACTATGGCTGCTACAACTCCTGATATAATTACAACCCATCCACCTATTGCAATACCGAATAATGTTGCTGCTGTAGTTGCTGATGTTGTTGCTGCTGCTGCTGTTGCTGTCGTAGTTGCAAATACTGCTAATAATGTATTTATACCTGTTAATATTTTAAAAGTTGCAAATGCTGCTGTTAATGATAATAAAACTGTTGTTAATAATTTAGCATTATCTATAACAAACATTATCGCTTTTTCTACTGCATCAAATGTTCCAACCATTACTCGTTCAATTTGTGGCATATTTTGCAATATCCAGTCTAACATTTCATTTAATTTTGGTAGGAATCTTTGACCTATTACTTCTAATATATCTCCAAAAGCATTTTGTGCTTGTTTTAATTGCCCCTCTGTTGTTTGTGACAATGTTTCAGCTAATCCACCATAGTTTTGATCTAGTATTTCTACTAATGCTGCTGTTTTTTCTGCTTCAGTACCAGTTTTAAGTATTTCTGATTGTGTATCATTTAAAATGATTCCAACTCTGCTGAGACTACCTACTTGACCACTAAAGGCTTTTCCTAATAAATTAGCTGCATCAATAGCATCTTGTGTTGTTGCTTCTACACCTTTATTTGCTGCAAGTAAATCTACTAATGAACCAGTTAATTTTGCTGCATTATCTGCTTGTAAACCAAATGATAACAACTGAGATTGACCAGTAATTATTACTTCATCACCAAATGTAGAAACTTTTTGATACTGTGCTGCTAAATCTTTCATACTATCTATTTGTTCATCTGTTGCTTTTGTAACTTTTTTAGCGATTGATTCTAATCTTGCTTCTGCTTTTTCTTGGTCAGCTGCTGCTTTAACTGCCTTTACTGATACTGCAGCTAATGCTGTAACCCCAGCTGCTCCTACTACTGCAAATGTTTTTGCTAATGCTTTGGTACTTTTGGTTATCTTAGACATACTTTTATCATAGTCTTTTCTATCTGCATCAACCTTTATAAATAATGTACCTAAATTTACTGCCATTTAATCACCTCTTTCGGTGTTTGTTATTTTGTAATATGCAATCCATTCCGAAAATTCACTCGCTGTCATTCGTTCGCCTAGTTCTGAAACTGTCATTCCTAATTCTTTAGCTAAATGAAACATGAACATTCGAGATGGATCGCCTTTTAGTTTTTTTCGTTTTCCTCTGAATCATTTAATCCGTTTAATTCTGTTGCAACGGTTGCAATTTCATTAACAATGCTTGCTGGCATTCTATCTTTAATTAATTGAAGATCATTTTTTCCAAATACTTTTTCATTGTTTTTGAATAATGTTAATAACACTAACTTAAGAGTAGCATCTTTAAGATTAGGTATTGGTTTTCCATTCACAATTTTATATAAACTTGATTGATATTCTGAAGAATCTCCTGCTGATAGTTCTCTTACTTCCCATTCTTCACCGTTAATTTTAATTGTTTTGCTTTTAAACTTTAAATTTAATAATAGTTCTTTGTTCATTTTCTATACCTCTACGATCATTTGATTTGTTGCTTGTAATGTTATTGATTCTTCTGATAAATCTTCAATTGAAATAGATAGTGAATTATCTGCTACATTCGCATAAAATCTAAATGGATCATCTGTTGAATCTGCGTATAATTCTATTACTTTAGTTGTTCCATCTAATAACATATCTATAAAGAAATTATCAATTGAATAAAATTTTCCTAATGTTGCTTGTGCTGTTACTAATGTTGGTTGAAATCCTCGTTCTGATTCTTGGAAAACTGTGTTATCTAACATATCAGTTTCACCATCAAAACTAAATTCTTTTGCTTCTGCTACATTTGTCAATGTTACATATGTTCCTGTAAGGGTGATAACTCGCCCTCCATCAACTGTTCCGAATGTTACCGAACCATTTAACCTATTAAATGTAAAAGCCTCTACAGTGGGAACTCCACCATCTAAAACGGTTACTGTTGAATTGAAAGCCCATATATTTTTCGCTGTATCTGTTATTGTATATGTTTGATTGTCACTAGTTGTTGTTGCTTCAGCTGTAAATCCTATTTGAGAAGATTCAGCCTTAACCAGTGCTTTATAACCTTGTAAAGCCATTTAATCACCTCTTATGTTAAGATTGTTATTGTTCCAGTTAATTGCAATGAATATGTAACTGTTACTTTACCCTCTACTGTTGGATTGATTGAGAAACTCGCTACATATGCATCTGCTGAGAATCCGTTTGTTCCATCTACTGTAAATGCTGGTGCTGTTGTTGTTGTTAATAAAGTCTTATTTTTCCATGCATTAACTAATACTGTTTGACCATTTGTATCTGTTGGTTCATAATCTCCAGCTAATGTAATTGTTGCTGATGATAATCCAGGGATAAATTCTCTTTCTCCGTTTGAATCGAAATCTGTTGTATCTAATTGGTCTAATACTGGATCGAATGTAATACTATTAATACCTGCTACATCATTTGTACCTAATTTAATTGTTACTGCGTTTCCACTTAAAGCCATCTAATCGCTCCTTTGATTGAAATATTGTTTTGGTTTATTTATATTTTCAAGATTAGTCACTCTTTCTTCTAATCTTTTAATATATTTCTTTACTTCTTCTAATTCTTTTTTAATCTTTTTATTAAACATTTTGTATTTCCCATCT